CAATGGGATGATGGGCGTAGAAGAGATGTCAGGAGGTGAACCTCTTGGGTAATGAAAAAATACCCCAAATCATTTGAAGACGTGTATTCATCTGAATACGCGGAAAATTTGTGTAAACTTGGATCTGTCTCTTCGTTTTCCGGCATTCCGACAAACGAATACGCTGAACAATACCAAAAGGTGGTGAGGGAGTCTCTTTCTGTTCTATGGGATATTACTATTCGGATGAGGTGGATGGAGAGGCAGTTTATCTACGACGGCAAAAGAAGGACGAAGAAAAACAGAAATGGGATGATCCTTGATTCGGTTTTCAGTTCGTTCTTTCGTAACAAAATGAAAAACGAATATCGCACGTTTTCTCTCATCCCGTTCGTGTCAAAAATCGAAACATATTTTGACGACCTGTACCCGGACTTCGATTACAAAAACCCCATGTCGGAACCTAAATATTACCTGTTCCCATATAAAAACATCACCCCGGATTTTCTACCTGTTGTATACCAGATGCCGGAACGGCTGGACCTCCTTCGTGAAGCGGATGAATCGATGATGAGTTACCCAAGGTTCCTTGACTATGTCATTAATTATGTATTCTCGTATAATGAAGAGGTCGGAAAAGATATTTATATTTTCATGAAATCCACAGTGGCTTCGCCATATGTGAAATACACGAAATATCCTGAATACAAAATTAAGAAGAGGAAAAGAGGAAAGAACAAAAAAATATGAATAAATTAAAACCTGTCACGTTCGTCAGCGGAAAATACAACCACAATAGACAAAATACGTCTCAGCAGATCATGTTGCTGAACGCGCTGCGTGTTACCCAAGACCCGCGCGAGCTCAGGAAAATCATCGGGGTCAAGAGGATCGCTGATGTATATCGCACACTGGACAAGATGGCATTGCGGAAGGAATACCACGAAGCCCTTGCCAGGAACGGCATAGATTTCGACTTCATTTTGAATACGCTAAAAACAGAGATGGTCACCGGCGATAAGTCGGCGGATCGAATCAATGCCGCAAAAACAGTCATGAAGTCTCTCGGATTGGATAAATACGAAGACGCGTCGATTTCCGGCGGTGGGTGGGAAGACGAACTGATGAAGGCGCAAGATCAATCTGCGGAAAAACTCCCCAAACAAGCGCAAGACCAACTATACGAAGTAAAGCAACCAAAGATCCCGGATGCGGTTTTGAAGGAGAAGAAGAAGGAGCGTGAACTTGGAAAAAGTCTTTATGAACTCTGACCCAATAGACAAGATCAAGGATCCAAAATTCTATTTAGAGAAATTTTGTAAGATCAAGGGAAAGACACCGGGGCTCCATCCGTTCATTTTGAATGAGGCGCAAAAGGATCTTTTCAATACACTGAAGCAACACAACCGCATCATAATTTTGAAAGCGCGGCAGATCGGGTTTTCTTCAGCCGCAACGGGATGGATTTACCACAAGACGATCACGACGCCTGGGATCACCTCTGCGATCGTCGGATATAACACCGACCTCACGAAGGAACTCCTCGACAAGGTGAAGACGTTCTATTCGACGACCCCGCAACACCTTCGCCCAACGATTCAATATAATTCGAAGTACGAGATCTCATTCCCCAAAATCGGGTCAAAGATCATGGTTCTTCCGTCGACAGAGAATGTCGGTCGTGGATATACCCTGCACAATGTCCTTACGACAGAGTTGGCATTCTGGGACAAACCAGAAGAGAAGATGGTGGCTATCGAAAATGCAGTCCCATTTGACGGAAAGATCATCGTTGAATCTACGCCTAATGGAGTGGGAAATCTCTACCATCGCATGTGGGTAAGCGATAACGATTATGCAAAAAAGGAATACGGCTGGTGGTGGATGTATTCCGAAGAAGAAATAGAGGTCATTCGCAGAAGAATGAACGACCCAAGGAAATTCGCCCAGGAATACGGCCTCGAGTTCCTTTCCTCAGGACGACCGGTTTTTGATCAGGAATCGGTGGCAAAACAAAGAAATGGAGTTCTTAAGGTCGGAGATAAGATAAAATTAGATGACGGAACCGATGGAATCGTCCATGAGTGGGAACAATTGCGCATCTACAAGCCGCCAACGCCGGGAGATATGTATGTATTCGGCGCAGACGTTTCCGAGGGGGTTACGGGGGGAGACTATTCCGTATGCACTATTTTTAATCGAACGACCGGCGAAGAAGTGGCCTTTTTCCGTGGGCATATCGCCCCTGATAAATTCGGAGAAATGTTGAACAAGTGGGGGAGAAGGTACAACAACGCCCTTGCGGTGGTCGAAGTAAACAACCACGGGCTAACAACGCTGACCATTTTGAAGCAATTGCTCTACCCGTCGCTCTATTTTAGGCCGTCGAAATTCGAATCGATCGCTAGCCCGTGGTCAGACAAACTTGGGTGGAAAACCACTGTTATGACAAGGCCATTAATGATCGACGACCTGGCCCAGGCGATGCGCGATGGCATTTTGACACTTCATTCGAAAGAATTACTCGATGAAATGAATGTATTTATATATGATAGAGCTAATAACATGGTTCCACAAGAGGGATTCCACGACGACTGTATCTTCTCTGCTGGTGTCTGTTATCAGGGTTTTAAAGTCTTGTATGATAAACCCCTTGGTCAAATAGATTATACGCGTCATCTCCCAGAATCACATAATTATTAATTATGGCAAATAACGTAAAACCATATAATGCCCGTGATTACGGGAAAACAGAGGAAAATCTCAAGAGGCTTTTTGATTTGCAATACGATGACGCAAAAACATATTTCGATGCTGTAATCAAACCAAGGTTGGATCGCGCATACAAACTTTATGTCGCATATACCGGAGACAGGCAAAAGGAAATAAAGAAATGGCAATCAAACATCTTTGTTCCCTACGTGAACGCCGTTGTTGAAACGATGATGCCGCGTCTTCTCGACGCGCGCCCTGAGTTCAGTGTCCAGGGAAGAGAAGAATCCGATCAGCCGAAATCGATCAAGCAAAAGCAGTTGATGGATTATTCGTGGGAAATGGCATCCATGGATAAAACCGCAGAAGATCTCGCGCGCGCTGCTCTTGTTTATGGAACCGGGTTTCTCCAGGTGAGCTGGAAAAAAGATTCCAGGAAATTGAAATTCCTAAAAACAAAAGACGTCGCTTCCGGTAAATACAAATGGGAGGAAAAAGAAAAAGTATTTTATGATGCTCCCTATGCGGAATGGGTGGACAATTATTCCATCGTATACGATTGGCACAATATCAAGCGCGAAAGCAAGCAGTTCTGGATCAAGCGTCTTGTTTTGACCAAGGCAGAGATCAAGAGAAAATACCCCATGGCGGACAAAAAGCGCCTTGAGCAGGCGTTTGCCGGAGGATCAGGAGATCTGGCGGACTGGGCTTCGATTCGTGCCGAAGTAAAATCAACGCATGACAAAATCACCAAGGGGAGTGAACAATATCATTCACAGCCTGGTGTTTCTGCCCACGATAGATACGTGAACACGAATGACACGGAAATGCAGATGTACGAGGTTTTCGAGTGGATTCGTCCGTTTGATGACCAGTATGCAGTGATGGTGGGAGGACAGAGAGTGCCAATCCTCAAGGGGGGCTCTATCCCGAATCCGTACGACTTTAAGGAGACACCGTTTATCGAGGTGCCGTATCTTCGGCTGCCGGGAGAGTTCGAGGGAATCGGACTTCCGCTCCTTTTGGAGAATCCGCAGATCATGTTGAATCTCATCAAGAACCAGCGTCTTGATGCCACAACTCTTTCGATCCACAAGATGTGGATCGTAAACCCACTTGCGAACATAAATAAGGACGAACTGGTCACCAGGCCGTTCGGTATCATCTATTCTGTTGACCCTGCGGGCGTGCGCGAGGTTCAGTTCTCCGACATCAAGCCGAGCGCATATCGCGAAGAAGAGATGCTCAAGGGTGACTTGCGCTATGCGTCTGGTGTCGATGACTTCTCTATGGGCGTCGGTGGATCTGCCGGGAGCGCCACAGAAATTCGCCATCTTCGCGAATCAACGCTTGAGCGCGTGCGTCTGTTCGTTAACCACCTTGGTGATGGCTTTGGGACTCTGATGCGCTACTGGATCGACATGTATCGGCAATTCGGAAGCCAGAAGATGATCATTCGCATTACCGGAGACGACGGACAGATCACATTCCCGCTTGTTGAAAAAGACGACCTGATGGGGAATTTCGATTACCGCGCGTCTGTCATTCCGTCGATTGCCGGCCAGAACGATATCGAGAAGAAACAGGGCATGGATCTCTTCCAACTCCTCATCAGCCTGCCATTCGTCGACCAGAGGAAGCTCACATCGAAGGTGCTTACACCATGGGGATGGAGCCTCGATTCGGTCACGAAGTCGGAGGAAGAGCAACCGCAGATGCCGGGAATGGGCCCGGAGGGCATGATCGGGAACTCCCCAGTAGACGAGCTCATGAATGGATCTCCGCAGGCATCAGAAATTCCTCCGGATGTGCTTTCCGGAGCGCTTTCGATGATCCGCGGCGGAGCTCCGCAAAACGGAGGATTCCAAGAAGCCGGTTCTCCGATCGACTTGCTGCAATCCGGCGCGATGCCACCGACTGTCCCAGGTATCCCAGCAGGAAATCCTCGCGGGATGAACCGAGGAGGAAGAGTCAATACGAATATTCCCATGGGCAATAATTCAACCCCAGAAGGGAGTATTGCGAATCGTGCGATTAATATTCAAAGATAACATTTATGTCCCCAGAAGAATTTTTTAACAAGAATTTTGGTGCTGCGGTAGAATCGATGACCAATGAGGAGATGTCGCAGGTACTTAAGGAGCTGGCGGAAACAGAGTTTTTTGTTGCAGTGTTGAAATACAATCGCATGAGAAAACAAGTGATCCAGGGATCATTGTTCACCATGGATCCGATCAAGGACCCGACTTCGATGGCCCGTGCGCAGGGCATGCTTGCTGGCATGTCTGATCTTGAGGATGCGGTATTCCACCTCACAAAAAAGCAAACTCCAGAGGAAGAAAAATAACTCTTCTATAATGAATGGATTATGGACAAAAAATCAATGATGAAGAAGGCGGTCATGGGCATGAAAAAATGTGATGACTGCGGGAAAATTAAAAAGAATTGTTCTTGTGAGGAAAAAGACGGCATGGGCGGCAAGGGCATGAAGAAATATAAGAACGTCAGAAAGAAGTGTTGATTTATGGCGTTGAAATTATCCACAATTAAGGGCTCATCTGGCGCACTCCCGAAGGCGCCGAAGTTGTCTTCATACAAACCGATGAAGATGAAGCTCGGTAAGATAAAAAAAATGATGACGAAGACGAGTCAGTTCTACGGACCGAAGACCACATCGATGGCGAATGCCGAAGGACGATTGAAGATCGCTGCGGGAAAGAAGCGCAAGGCGCTTAAGATCGCAGTGAAGAAGGCATCAACAAAAAAGAAATCGAGCAAGGTCGTGCCCGGTTTGGTTTAAAAGTTTACAATTGACAAGAACTTATATATGAATGACATATCCGAAAAGCTTTCTTCTGTTATTTCACAATTCGTTCGATCAAAGAAGGACAAGTCCGATAAAAAAGATTCTGTTGTTTCAGAGATCATCGAAAAAGTAGTACAGAAGAAGTACGGAAAGAAATAAATGATAGTTGTGCACAAATCTTATTTATTTAAATGAATAACAATATATGGCAGAAAACAATTTCGGGTCCGCAGCCGCGGGGAGCCCGATTGGTAGCGGTCCGGCGGTGAATCCTAACAATCCGTCATCCGGGCAGCCGCAAGAAACGGTTCCTAAGTCAATGTACGAATCTCTCGAGCAGAAGCTCGGCGAGATGGGTCAAGAAATCGGAGAGTTCCGAACATTCTTCAATGATGTTCAACCGCTCCTTGATAAGCTCGACAGTAACCCGGATCTCATTCAAGCGATCCTGAACGACAAAATTACCTCTGATCTCGCGAAAGCGGTTCTCGAGGGCAAGGTGTCTGTGGCGGAGGCGAAAGCTGTCACCGAGGCAGCCGAAGATGTCAAGAAGGAGATGGGAAAAAAGGCATTTGATGCCGCATCCCCTGAATCGATCGCAAAGATTATTGAAGATACCGTGGCGAAAAAACTCCAGGAAGTGACCGCTTCTCTGAATGAGCGCGATGAACTTCGTTCGTTCGAAGCAAAAGTCAATGACTTCATTGCGAACACATCAGACTTTCCTGAGTATGCGGACAAAGTCAACAATTGGCTTGACGAACATCCAGATGTTCTGGACGTCGAGACAGCGTATTACGCTGTAAAAGGCAGACTTTCCGTAGATGAAGCAGCGCAAAAGGCGCAAGAAATGCAGGAAAACGCAGCCCGTGAAATGGCTGCAAACATGGCTGGAGGACAGGGCGCCGCGACCTATGTCCGACACGACGAAAATGTCGTCGACCAGCTGATCTCTGGGCGATCGAACCCGAACGTCCTATAGCGGCGGTAGAAATACCGGTTCGATTAATTAGATTAAATCGTTAGAAGTTACTCTTATGCCTTCATTCCCTTATTACACAGAGCCGACCCACACACAGGGAACTGTGTCCACTGGTGCTCGCTCGTCGGCTACTTCCAGCACGGAAGGACGCCTTATCGTTGATGCGGTTGACAAGATCTTCCTCTTGGAGCCGAATCGACACCCGCTCGTCTCTCTCTTGACTAACGTTGGGAAGACCTACGATTCTGGTTCCTGGAAGGGATCCGGAATGCTTAAGTCCGAGACAGGCAACCCCGAATTCAAGTGGTTCGAGGATGTCTACGGCGGACGCTTCGCGAAAGTATCTGCGAACTATACTGCAGCCGCTGGTCAGGCCCCGACGGTCACTGGAGCTGGAACGAATTCCGGATACATCTTCACTGTTGGCGATGTTGTTATGAACGCGCGAACGGGTGAAAAGGCGGTCGTATCTGTCGTTGCCGCTGGCGCGGTAACGCTTGGCACTCGTGGTTTCGGCTCGACTGCCGCTGCCGCTGGTGTCGTTGGAGACTCGCTCTTCATCATTGGCAATGTGAACGAGGAAAATGCCTCTGCTCGCAACGTCAACATGACGCAGTCTTCGGCGCAGTCGAACTACACACAAATCTTCAAGACAACCATCTCGCTCTCGAACACAGAGAAGTCAGCATCGCTTTACGGTGGTGCGGATCTTCCGTATCAGCGCGCGAAGAAAGGAACCGAGCATGCTCTCGATATCGAGCGCGCGTTCTGGTTCGGTGAGAAGAATTCCTCCACTGGGTCAGCCGGTCATCCGCTGCGCTCCACTGGTGGTGTGTTGGAGTTCATCAATTCGGGCAACTCGTATGTCCAGAATCAGGGTGGTTCTCTTACTGCTCCTGATTTGAATACCTTCCTCCGCGAGGGCTTCACATACGGGAATTCGACCAAGATGCTCTTTGCTGGTGGTGTTGTTCTTCAGGCGATCAACGAGATCGCACGTGGTCAGATCCAAACAAAGCCTCTTGATTCCACCTACGGCATCAAGATCCAGGAGTGGGTCACCGCGTTCGGCACAGTGAACATCGTTCACAATCCGCTCTTTGTTGAGGATTTCGCAGGATTTGCGTTCCTCCTTGACATGGAGTCGTTCCGCTATCGCTATATGGCCGGTCGCGACACGAAGCTCATGACGAATGTCCAGGCTCCGGATGTCGACGGTCAGGTTGACCAGTATCTTACTGAAGCTGGTCTTGAGAGAAAGCAGGCTCCTCGCCATGCGCTCCTCAAGGGTGTCACAGCCTAAATTCGGTAAAGCAACTTGTCTGATGATCGGTTGCTAGTCCTCGCCCGGGGTGGGACGATAAATCACCCTGGGGCCCGTAAGGGTCCCGACCAAGGCACGGGTTATTGCCTGTAGTTGTTATCATCAATAAACTAAAAATTATGTCTTCATTGGATTCTCTTCAGACACGATCGTTGCTCGCAAAGGGAGTTATTCTGCGCCACGGCACAGATAACCCGATCGCGCTCCGCTTGCGCTATAAGGGCACCGGGACAGTGACTTCGGTTACTGTTACCACAGCGACGAACATTGTTATGATCACTTCCGACGGCGGAACTGATACGTACGCGTTCGCCACTTACGCAACCCTTGGTGCGCTTGCCGATGCGATCAACGGCGACGGGATCTTCGAGGCCAAGGTGCTCGACGATCTTCGCTCTTCGGCGACAGCATCGCAGTATGTCACAGGTGCGATCACTGCAGGAACAGACGGAAACGGTGTTCGTGTCTGGGATGTCAAACTTGATACAAGCGCTGCCCTTCGTGTCGTTGCTTGTGTTAGCTCACAGCGCGACTTCGATCAGGTCAAGAAGCGTGTGAAGGTTAACGGTATCGTCTATTCGGTCAATATGGGAACCGCTGCGGCAGATTCTGCTCAGTTGTATCTCCGAAGAGGGACCACAGAGACTGCAATCTGGAGTCTCACTTCCATTGACACGACAGAGACAACTCTGTTGACCCTTGGATCGAATGCGTTCATCGGAAACGAACAGCCGGGTGATGAGTATGTCTTCCTTGTGAAGGATGCTGCCACTCTTGCTGATGCGGCCGGAAACCACGTTACCGTCACTGGTATCGTCGAGTAGTTCTTTGTTCTTTAGGCTCTTGCCCTATCTGGGGGACAAGCAATTGTCTCTCAGAATAGGGTCGGAGCCATTAATCAAATCATCAAACATATATGAAGTTCATATCTAAGAATCCGAATCTTCGTGTCGTTCTTCGCCCCGGAATCCCAGGCAATGTTCTTGCCGGGAAAGAGGCGATTGCCGGAGTCTATGTCAAGTTCCAGGGTGGTATGGTCGAAATTCAGGATAACGATCTCATCGAGATGATGAAGAAACATCCTGGATTCGAACAAGATTACATCCTCGTTGCAGAAAACGAGATCGATCCGTATCTTTCCACCCGAACGGAAGTCGAGCCGGTCCACAAGATCGTTGAGATGAAGTACGGGACACCGGAAAAAACGACCAAGGGGGCATCGACGGTCGCATTGTCTCAGGAAGTCAAGGATGCTCTAGTCGAGCAGGCCAAAGCGATGGCGAAAGAGATCGTTCGACAATCTCTTCCAGAGCTTATTAAGGAGGTCACAGCAGAAATGAAGGCCTCTGAAGTGGTTGCCGAGACAAAGACCGCAGAAGCTCCGAAAGCAAAAAAGAAATAGAGCCGGAAGGTTCGACATGAACGGCTTACCAACAAGTGGTGGGTCGTTTTAACTCTTGTATGATTTCTATACCTTAATTAATAACAATTACAAGGCATGGAAAAAAACAATTGGATAGACTTCATGTATGATTTCGAGCGGAAAACATACGACTCCACCAACTGGTGGACAACGATGGGTGGCGCTCCTACTGAAGACGCGACTGGGCTCAAGCTCAGCGCATCATCCGCGTCCATGCTCGGTGATTTCCGAAAGGGAGACATGGAGATGAAAATGATCATCCCCACGACCCCGACAGCCGGGAATTTCCGGCAGTGGGGGTGGAGAGAAGGCGGAAATGGCGCCTACGCGCTTTTCCAGATCAGCGGTACGACATTCAGCCTCGAGGCTGGCGACGGAGACGGAAATACAACCTCTGTGGCATCGACATGGAGCGAATCTTGGACGAATACTCCGACAAAATTCCGCATTCAATGGGATGCCTCTGGTTTTACGTTTTTTGCCGGAACGCAAAAACTCGGAAAAATCAGCGCAGCGTCAGGACTTCCTATCGGACGAGTCATGGCACCGTTTTTCTTGAATAAC